ATGCGTTTTATGCGGAAGAATAAACCCTACCGCGTAGTGGCTAGAACCCACATCGGACTTCTTTAAGGAGAAAACAAAATGGGACGTCCTCTTAAAATTAAAAAAATTACCGAAGCTAGTTATAACTCTAGCACCGGTGCAAACCCAGGTGTTGATATTGGTTTCAATGCGTTAACAAGTTTAACAGCACCGGTGTATCCAAGTTCAACTTGGGATAGCTCAACAGAATATCTTGGCGTAGTTGGCGGTGTTCAACCTCCAACAGTGGCTAGCACAAACTATCCAATCATCAAGTGTGAAGTAAATATTACCAATAGCTACAGCGGTCAAACACCCGGTTTGATCATCCGTCAAAAAGGTTCACACAAGTTCTTGGTATCTACCACAGCTGGTATTGATCCAGAAAATGCAGTGATTGGTGGATCACCTACAGTGGCACTACGTATTCGTGTAGTTGGCGATACCAACTGGACAGCCATGGGTGCTCCAGCAGGCTATGGCGTTGGCACTATTTTTACACCAACAGCAGCTTCTGCGGCAGGCACTACCGGTACAGCTCAAGAAGTTGGCATTTGTGTGTTAGGTAGTGATTTAACACCGCCAGCTGGCGACATGAGCATCAGCTACTTCAGCAATGACTCTGTAGAAACTGCAATTAGTAAAATTACCAACAAGTTCCTACAGAACTTTGCTGGTGGCGAAGCTGGTGGTGCAGCCAATACTGGCAACGTCTGGAATGCAGATCAGGTTGTCAACAACGTGGCATTTGCTGACAACTTCTTCAGTGACGAAGGCACAACAGCCAAATCCGGTGCTGAAGTTGATACATGGGGCACAAACGGTTCAGAGCAGTTGGCAACCGGTGCTTTAGACCTGGCAATTGTAGAAAGCTACAAGAGTTAATTTTGTTGTAATCCTAAAAATCCCCGCTAAGTATTGTGGGGATTTTTTATGACGGCATTTATACTTGGCAACGGCATTAGCCGAAAAGGCATTGACCTAAATTTGTTAAAACAACAAGGACAAATCTATGGGTGTAATGCCCTTTATAGAGAATTTACACCTGACGTGTTAGTTGCCACAGACCGCCTTATAGCCGCACAAATACAAGAATCTGGTTATGCAAAAAATCATAAATTTTACACCCGTAGACCCATTGAAGGACTAGGCGCACAATTGGTGCCAAAAGCATATTTTGGCTACAGCAGTGGGCCCAATGCCATTGGGGTGGCCTGTATAGATGGTCATCGTAACATATACTTGTTGGGATTTGATATGGGCCCTACAGAAAACAACCTGTTTAACAACATCTATGCTGACACTGAATTTTATAAAACATCAGCACATCCTCCAACATTTGCCGGCAATTGGGTAAAACAAGTAAAAAAAATTATGGAGGATCATCGATTAGTAAGATTTATCAGGGTGAAAGGCACCACTACAGCACACATAGCAGAATTTGATTCTATAACAAATCTTACTCATCTAGATCTTGGCACCTTTGTAGACCGCATAAATAACAAAAAGGATCTATAGATGTCTACATATAAAAATACCAGCGGCGATCTGACACTAACAGGTGATAATGGACTGGCGGTTCTCACGATCAACTATGCCAACACTGTTTTTAATGGTAATGTTATATATACGGTGCCAGCTGTAACTGATTTTGCATTTTTAACTGTAGCGGCCAACAACACTGGTGGTATTACTGACGGTGGATTGTTAATGCAAATTACTCCTGGAACATTTGCTGGTTTAAGATTTGATACCACAGCCAACACCTGGCAGATTAGTCCTAGTGTAACATCACTGGGTGTTCCTGTTGCCAATTACTCAAATATTGTAAGCGGGGCCGCAGGATCCAACACACAGTTACAGTTTAACAACAGTGGATCATTTGGTGCCAGCGGTAATTTAACCTATAATTCTGTCACCAGCACCTTGACTTTGCAAGGAGTTGAAGTATTTGGAAATACTGCCACACCTGCTAACGTGGCCAATGCTGTGGCATTATACAGCAACGCCATTGGATCTGGCGGCACTGGTTTATACTTTACATCAACATCGGCCAACGACGAATTGGTCAGCAAAAGTAAAGCTATTGTTTTTGGTATTATATTTTAAGGAAAAATTATGAGTATTTCAACTGCTAATGTCACAACAGTATTAAGTAATGCATACGTTAGTGGCGGCAATACAGCTATTACCTACATGACTATTTGCAACTATAGCGCAAGTAACGTAACCGCTAACATCTATGCTGTTCCGTCTGGCAACTCTGCTGCTAATGTTAATATCATGTTATCAAACTTGACAATTCTGCCATATGACACATATCAATTGTATCAAGCCGCTGAAAAATTATTGCTTGGTACTGGAGACTCAATTCAAGCCAACTGTTCAGCAAATACAGTTGCTATCGTAACTTCATATACTACAATTTAATGGGTTACTTTGTTAAGAATCGACAACTAAAATCTGGAAGTTCTGGAGTAGTATTACCTGCAGGGCCAGCATCAGCTCGTCCAGATTACCCACTGTTTGGTATGATTCGTTATAACATTGATTCGGCTTTGGTGGAATTTTTTAACGGTACTATTTGGCAAAGTTTAAGTGCTGGCGGAAGTATCAACTACACCGTTGATGAGTTCACTGGCAACGGAGTGCAAACTGTGTTTACCATGAGTATTGCCGAAAGTTTGGCAGAAGAAATTATGGTATTTGTAGGTTCTATCTATCAAAATCCTACTACTGCATACACAGTAAATGGCGGCTACGATATTACATTTACATCAGCACCACCTAACACAGTGCCGATCAACGTGATCCATACTTCAAACTAACAGGATACCATAATGGCAGTCAATTATGTAAAGGGACAGATTTTATCAAGCATTCTTGAAAGAGACGGCCTTGACATATCTATAGCCAATGCTAATGTAGGTATCAATACTGATAGTCCTGTATCCACCCTGGACGTAGCTGGAGTTCTTACTGTTGGAAATGTAATCATTTCTAATATTGGCAATATCAGCGCAGGCAATGTTAACATTAACAATGTAGTAGATCCTGTAGCCGACCAAGATGCCGCAACCAAATTTTATGTAGATCAAACAGCAGGCAATATTACTGGAAACCTGTTGGGCAACACCATACAGATTGGAACACCCACTGATGGCAGTTTGACTACCAACGTGGCCTATCCTGGCTGGACCACTGCTACTTTTGTAACCGACGGCCTAGACGATCTAAACCAAGTGGCTTTGAACATTGCTGGAAATACCTATGTGGGCAATGTTTATATAACAGCCAACGTAACATCAGGACCAAGCCCACTAAGTGTAGCATTTACTGGACATTACATTGGTACCCCTACTAACTATCTTTGGGACTTTGGTGATGGCACAACCAGCACATTGGCCAACCCAACACATACTTACAGCAACGTGCTTGGTGGACAATTTACAGTGGTTTACACTGTCTACAACACCAATGGAACCTACAGCGGTAATGCCGCTGCTGGAGCTAAAGGATCAACGGCAACATCAACTAATACTGATTATATTACTTTGTTTACGCCGTTACCTATTCCGTCGTTTACAACTAGCCCAACAACATTAGACACTGGTAGTAGTGTAACGCTGACTAACACTAGTCAGTATGCCACGTCATACACAATCAATTACGGTGACGGTAATACAGCGGTCAATCCTGGAAACAGTTGGACTACCAACAGTCATACCTATATTAATTCTGCCAATGTTGATGCTCTGCGTAGTATCACATTAACAGGCACGAATCAAACAGCCGGTAACGCACCACCATACAGTGTAACATCAGCTGCTACCAATGTTAAAGTGTATACAGAACAAAGTCCTGCTATCACAGCCAACGTGACCACAACCATTAACTACTTGTCTACCTCTGGCGGAAATGTTCAATTCAGAAACGACACTCCTGGAAGTCCGGGTAACACAGCCAGCTTTGGAGCTCAACAAGTATACAATTTCCAATGGGGCGACGGCACAGCCAACAGCAACATCAACATCCAAACTGGAGATCGGAAGAG